AGGAGCAATTGCAATAAGCAGGGATTTACAGGATTTTTTACAATTCGGCGATAGAGTTAAACTTGCGATAAAAGGACAGGAATTAAAAACTTATATTGTTAGTGATTTAATGAATAAGAGACATCGGCGAAGTGTAGATATTTTTCTCAACAACACAAAAGAAAACAAGAAAATGTTTAATAGGCGGCTCAAAGGTAGATTGTATGGAAAAGAATAAAATGAAAACTAAACTTTTACCGGAGCAGTTATTAAAAATGAAACAAGCGATTAAACTTTTGCAAGAATGCGGACAGGCAAAAAAAAAGGTATATGTTCCGGCGATACCACAACAGATGAGCAGAAATTTAATTATTGCCAGATACAGAAAATTAGCAAAAAGAATAAAACGAACACCCGCAGTTGAAATACTTTACGAAGAAACAGGAATATCTCGCCGTAATTTATACCGAATTACAAAAGGGAGGTGATGAAATTTATGATTAACTTAGGTTCAAGAGTAAAAGATGTAATTACTGGTTTTAAGGGTATAGCCACTGCACATGTTAAATTTTTGCATGGGTGTTCAAGAATCCAAATTACTCCTGAAAAATTAGGTAAAAACGGTTCTACTATTGACGCTCAATATTTTGATGAACCGCAAGTAATAGTTCTTAATGACAGCGACCATAAAGCAAAGCCAACCCATGGTCCTATGGCAGACCCTCAACGATATAAACTGCCGTAAAATATTTAAACAAAATACAAAACAGTAATTACAAGCGACAGCGAAAGCAGGTCGGCTTTTTGATTTTGTCGTCTTATTTTCCGTCTTAAAAACCATCAAGTTTTGTGCCAATTTCTCCCAAAAGTTGTCGTTGCATTTTTGGAGTAAATACTTTATACTTACATCAGGATTTGAAAATATGAAAAAGGACAAAACGGACACATTAAAAAGCACAGTTATTAAAAACATTAAATTAGGCAACACTGCAAGAACATCCTGCGAGTTGGCAGATATAAGTAAAACCCTCTATTACACTTGGCTCAAAAAAGATAAAGTATTTTATGCTAATACCACAAAAGCAAAACTGAATAGATGCAGAGTCCTTGAAAGTGCGATGTTTAAAAATGCACTGAACGGGAATGCGACTATGCAGATTTTTTTAAGTTGTAATTGGATGCCAGTAAAATACCGCAATGTAAATACGATTGAACATACAGGGGCAGATGGGAAAGATTTAAGAAGCATTGTCGTTCAATTTGTAGGCAGTGGGATTAAAATCAAAAAATGAAATGGGAAATAAAATCAATGTTAAATTTCTTGAAGCGTATAGGGAACTTTTCAATAAGCATTGGCGATACATTGTTTTTTGGGGCGGCCGGTACAGCGCGAAAAGTTATCAAGTAGCACTTGCACTTTTAATTCAAGGATGTTCGGAGAGGTTAAGAATGCTTTGCACTCGTGAAATACAAAACACAATTAAAGACAGCGTTCATAAACTTTTAAGCGACCAGATTGAAAAATACAATATGCCGAATTATTATGTAACCGAAGACGCTATCCGAAATAAAAAAACTGGAAGTGAATTTTTATTTAAAGGGCTTCATCTGAATAACGACGGAATTAAATCACTGGAAGGAATTGACAAAGTTTGGGTTGAAGAGGGGCAAAAAGTTTCAAACGATTCGCTTGATGTTTTAATACCTACCATTCGCAAACCCGGTTCACAAATAATAATTACTTTTAATCGCATAAAAAAAGACGACCCTGTTTATACTCGCTTCGTAGAAAACCCGCCTCCGAAAACTTTTAGCCGATTTTACAATTATGATATTTTAGAAGGGACAGGATTTATCTCTGATGTAATTCGTGCCGAAATTGAACACTGCAAAAAAACAAAACCTGAACTTTACAAACACATATATCTTGGTGAGCCGAAGCGGACATCTGAAACTTTAATTATTCATACAGAGTGGTTCAAGCGTTATGAAGTTGAGCCCGAATTTGAATATAGATTTATAACTGGTGATACAGCACAGAAAACAAAAGAAGCCAATGATTATTCAGTATTTACGGCGTGGGGTGTTTCAAAAGAAAGGCGATTATATCTTTTAGATTTAATCCGCGGGAAGTGGGAAGCTCCGGAACTTGAAACACAAGCGAAAGATTTTTGGAATAAACATAACGCAAATAAAAATGGAAGCCTCCGAAGTTTTTGTATTGAGGATAAGGCATCTGGGACTGGTTTAATTCAAACATTACAACGAAAAGAAAGTATTCCTATTGAAGCCATCCAGCGAAACAAAGATAAATATACACGGTGTCTTGATATACTCGGCTATATTAAAAGTGGATATGTTTTTCTTCCAGCGTCGGCGTGGTTTGTTTCAGATTTTCTTACAGAGTGCGAAGATTTTACCAGTAATGACCAGCACGAATATGACGACCAAGTTGACAATCTTATGGATGCTTGTGATAAAACTTTTGGGATTGGACTGACTGATGCCGGTGTGGATGTAGGATAAAAAATGAATATGTTTTTTCAAAAGATATTTAATCCAAAAATAAAAACACAGAAAATAATTTCCGTTCCGGATGCTAAAACTTCATTTAATTCGGAGACGGGCTGGACAATATTGGGTATATCAGGCAAAGCCGGTAAAAAAACTTTTCTTGAAGCGTATGCTGATAGTTCGTGGGTTTATTCCTGTGTAAGCCGTAAGGCGGCCGACATAGCATCACTTCCGATTAAACTATACCAGATGAAAGGCGAAAACAAAGAAGAGGTTAAAACGCATGCAATACTTGACTCATTAAATTTTGTTAATAACAATATGACACGATACGATTTGATTGAGTGGATGATTGGAAGTTTAGAACTTTCAGGAAACTTTTATGTAGGAATAGTTGACAGTGATGCTCGGGGCCCGAAAGAACTCTTGCCATACATACCGGCTTTAATAACTCCTATTGCAAATTCAGATTCAAGAAATCCTATTTTAAGATATGAGTATGAAGTAAATGGCTCAAAGATTCCTATTCTTACTGAGAAAATGCTTCACATTAAATACTACAATCCCGGACTGGATGGGTATGTACTCGGATTAAGCCCGTTGTCAGCGGCCGCGATTGCGTATAAAACTGACAAACAGTCTGCACTGTGGAATTTTACAAAAATAAAACAGGGTTGTTCTCTGGATGTAGTTTTGACAAGCGACAATTCAGTTTTTAATGATGCAGCCAAAAGGAAAGAAGCGATTGAAAGTTGGAATCAGCGTTATCAGGGTGCTTATGGTGAAAAAACAGCATTACTTTTTGGCGGAATCAAAATGGACAAAATTGGTTTAAGCCCAAAAGATATGGAATACATAACACAACGCAAAATGTCAAGAGAAGAAATCCTCGCCATCTACAAAGTCCCGCCTGCTGTTATAGGAATTTACGAATATGCAAATTATGCAAATGCTGAAATACAGGAAAAGTTTTATTGGCAAAACGGACTTCTTCCAATTATAAGAAAAATAGAAAGCGGACTGAACGAGAAATATGTTACTAAATTTAAAGATTCAAAAGGAATGTTTCTTGAATTTGATTTATCAAGCGTTACCATACTCAAAGAGGCGTTAGACAATAAACTTAAAAATGCAAAAGAGTTTTTTGCTATGGGCGTGCCGTATAACACCATTGCGGAAAAACTTGATTTGCCAATTAAAGAAATACCCGGCGGCGATATTGGATTTATTCCTTTTAGTTTAACGCCGGTTGAAAGTGCTGCTGAAGAAACTATTCCGGCCGCAAATGCCGAGCCAGATAAGAGAGCAAAATTATTAAAAAAATTAACTGACACACAGAAAGAAATTAAGTGGAAAACTTTTGTTAAAATATCAGATAAATTTGAAAGTAGAGTAAAGTTATTGATGAAAAAATATTTTACAGAACAGGAAGCAGATGTTATTTCAAACTTAAACAAATATAAATCAATGAAGAAAAAGATAAACATTGAAGATATTTTATTTGATGATGACGAAATACAAAAATTGTTGAAAAACTTAAAACCGCTTTATTTACAAATAATATTAAAACAAGCAACTCAAGAAATAAATAATTTCAATTTTGATATAAGTTTTAATTTAGATAGCGAACGAGTATCTACGTGGATAAAAACACACGGACTAAATGCGTCTAAAAATATAAATGATACTACCAAAGAGGCATTACGAAAAACATTATCCGATGGAATAGATGCCGGGGAAAGTATTCCGGAATTATCAAAACGAGTTGGCGAAGTTTATAATCAAGCCCGTGATTACCGAACTGATACAATTGCTCGCACGGAAACAATATCTGCCTCGAACGAAGCCAATCTTGAAGTTTATAGACAATCTGGTGTGGTGAATAAAAAAGGTTGGTTATCTGCAATGGATGAACGGACTCGTGATACACACATTGAGGCAGGGAGAGAATACAACGATGCCGGTGCTATAAAACTAAACGAGGATTTCTTTATTGGTGCAGGGCGTGGTTCTGCACCGGGACAAATAGGACTTCCCGAAGAAGATATAAATTGTAGATGCACCATATATCCAGTGATAGGAGAAGATTGAGGAAAATGAAATTAAAATAAAAAAAATCAGTAAAGGAGATAAGATGAAAAAACTAATTGATTTAAAATGTAACGGAACTCCGCAAAAAGAAAACAAGTTATTTGACATCGCTGATTTGAAAGTATCAGAAGACACTTCCGGTAATGTTGTGGTTGAGGGATATGCAAACACAAAGGGACATCCTGACAGATATGGAGATATTCCGACAGTATTTCCTGCACTCCGAAATTATGTTTATGAATTAAAAAACTATTTAAAAAATCCCGTTATGTTGATTGACCACGATAATAGCATTGACCACATCGCTGGCAGTTTTTCGGTTGTTAAAGAGGATGAAAAGGGATTATATGTTTTAGGAATATTTTCCAAATCCGATTTTCCGCTAATTAAACACGCCCGAACAGTATTTCTTGAAGGACATGCAAAAGCGTTTTCTATCGGTGGGCGTTGGTATCATGAAGATAAAGACAACCCTGAACATTTAACCTATGCTGACATTATGGATATTTCAATTTGCGGAATTGGTGCTGACCCGGACTCTCTTGGCACAACTTACGAAAAAATTTTAACATCGCTTGAATATGCGAAAGCACTTCTTCCGGGACTTGAAGAAAAACAATTGCAGGAATTAAAAATAAAAGGATTAAATATCTGTGCTGGCAAAAACTGTAGTCAGCATATTAAGGAGGTATTGAGTAGGAAAAGTATTGAAGAACTTAAAAGTAGCATTGAAGAAATTAAAAAGATGGTTAGAAAAATAACCGTCTAAATTAAAATAGGAGGGTAAAAGTATGGACTTGACACTGCAGGAAGAAGTTGCAAGAACGTTTGAGGAACTTGGGAAAATTAAGGCAATGTTAGCCGCAATGCCGAATGATGGTATCAAAAAAGCGGAACTCGAACAAGTTGTCGCTGACTTTACAGCAAAATTTGCGGCACTGGAGGAGCAGAGAAAGGTTGCACTTCTTCCGGTTCAGAAAGAGGAAGAGAAAATTGGACCGTTTGAAATGCACAAATTTCTGCGGATGGTTAAAGACGGCGACAGAGCCGGCATTGCGAGGGAATACAAAACAATAACGGAAGCCACCGAAGGCGCCGCTGTTGTTCCGACAATGTTTTTGCCGAAAATTATTGAGACGATGCTCAACTCAAGCATTGTTGCGGGGAAATGCATGCCAATGAGTATGGCAACAAACAAAACTGATGTCCCGAACATTTCGACTGATGTTTCGGTTGCGTTTGTTACGGAAGCCGGTGGAGTTACACTTCAAACCCCCGTGCTCGGAAAAATCACTCCTCAACTTGGAAAAATAGTTGCAGCGATGCTTGTTACACAAGAGCAACTCCAAGATGAGCAGATTGATATGACACCTTTTTGGCAGAAGAGGATTGGACTAAAAGCCGGACAGGCACTGGATGCGGCAATACTTGAACATACAGCCGCGGGGGATTTGCCCAATGGAATTAAAACGGTGGCTGGAGTAAACAGCACAACTTACACGGCTCCGATAGACGATGAAGACCTCATCGATTTACAGAATAAGCAGACTGTTGAGGCTTATCATACAAACGCCGAGTGGTTTTTCAATAGGGCTTGCTTATCAATCCTGATGAAACTGAAAGATGACAACGGGCAGCCCCTTTTCGGTTCACTTGTCAACGGGATTCCGACCTCCTTGCTCGGCAAAAAATTCAACTTGACTGACCAGATTGCCGGTGCCGGAACAACGGCGTCAAAGACCTCAATCTATTACGGCGATATGCAGAATGCGTGGTTGTTAAGCCATTCAAAATATCCGAATATGACGGTTGAAATGTCTAACTCGGTTGTTGCACCGAATCCCACTCCGACGATAAACGCTTTCTTACAAAGTTTACTCGGATTCAGATTCAATTTGAGAAAGGGATTCATCATTGCAGTTCCCGCAGCATTCACGCGTGGGCTTAATGTTTATAAATAGTTGAAAAAAGGGAATATGAAAAAAACTACTTCTTATCATGGTAATTTGGTTGACAAGACAGAATCCAATTATCATGGTAAGAAATTAGTTGAAGAAAACAATAAGATGTTAAAAATTCTGTCGAACAAAAAATTTAAGAAGGAGGGTAAGATTATGAAAAAGTTTTTGGCTGTTTTAATGTTGTTCTTTGTGCTCGGATTCGGATTGTTTCAAAAAGTTTATGCCGGAGATGTTTATTCGGTAACCGTCACGACTTATGATGTGACTGGCTCAACGATAAATTTCGCTCTCGGTGCATATCCGAATATCAGCGGAAGAGTAGATCTGGGGCTTTTGGTTATTTCGGTATCATCTAACACAGTTTATGTTGGTGAACCGGTGGCGCAGACAATAACGATTTATGAAAACGCTACGTCAACTTCGGCCGCGTCTTCGCTAATAACGTTTACTGTTCCCAATACTTATGGTTTTTATCATCCTATCGGTGTTACCGGTTTGAATTACAATTATAAAATTCGAATTGAAGACATCGCTATAAAAAAATCATCCGTGAATAGCACTGTGAACGCAACTTTCATTTACAGATAAATTGAAAATGGGGGAGTAGGGAGTTCGGGTCACCTCCTTTCTTTCTGCTCTCCTTTTTTTAAAAAAGGATAAAATGCTAAACGCAAACGCATTAGTATCGGTTGAAGAATTAAAAAATTATCTTGAAATAAACAATGCTTCAATACAGACATCATTCATAATACTTTATAATTCGTCTGCTGATGCAAGTAGTGCAACTTTTCAAATTACATCTACGGCAATTATTTTAACAGTAGTCGGTGGCGTAAACGCCGGGACTTCAACGCTTACTTTTGCCGATGCAGATAAAGACACACTTGGTGAATTGGTGACTGCAATAAATGGACTTTCAAAGGGATGGGTTGCTAATATTCAGGGTATTTCTACTGCAAACTCATCAGATTTAACAATTAAAGAGGCGACCGACTGTCTTTTAATTGCTAATCAACAAACTATCTATGGAGCAAATAATTCAAAATTAGAAACTTATATTAATTCAATGAGTTCTTTTCTTGAAAAAGAATGTGACCGTTCTTTTCATTCAGCGACATATACCGATGAAGAATACGACGGCAACGGGATGACTAAACTGTGGTTGAAGCAATTTCCGGTAACCTCCATTACTACTTTAATTTTTTACGATAGATATTCCAAAACAACTTCTTACGCTATGACGGAAGATACGGATTATTATGTTGATTTAAATACCGGCAGGCTGGATTGCTTGATTGGGGTTTGGACAAAAGATGTCCGCAATATCAGAGCAACCTATACGGCCGGTTATTTGACTATTCCCGAAAATTTAAAATTAATATGTATGCAACTT